AGAAAGAATATAATGCTTTTATTATTAATCGTGGTCTTTCTATGTACTCTGATACGATACTCTATGCTAATGAAATGAATATCAACCATACCATAGACCATCGGCTTCAGTACGATTTTTTTATAAATATAATTAGGAAAAGGAAAAGATGGTCCAAGTGGATTAAACCACAAGAGATCACCAATCTTGAATTAATTAAAGAATATTATGGATATAGCAATGAAAAGGCTAAGTCTGTTTTATCATTATTCAGCACAGAACAAATTGCTGATTTGAAACAAAGGATTTACAAAGGTGGAAAACGAAAATAAAGAAATCACTAATTGGCAACCAACGAGCATGTTGGAAGTCACACTCAACGAACCAGACGACTTTTTAAAAATAAGAGAAACATTAACTCGTATTGGAGTCGCATCAAGGAAAGATCAAAAATTATATCAATCTTGCCATATACTACATAAGCAAGGTAGATATTTTATCGTACATTTCAAAGAACTATTTTTATTAGATGGCAAACCAAGCAATCTAGTAGAGAATGATATTGAACGACGCAACACAATTTCAACATTATTAGCTGATTGGGGACTTATTAGTATAGTAAATTCAGCTCAGGCTAAGCCGTTGGCACCTTTAAGACAAATCAAAGTGATTCCGTTTAAAGAAAAGAGCCAATGGGAGTTGTGTCCAAAATATAATATTGGAAACAGTAATAAAGATTAGAACGAATGGGTTTTATTAATGACCCTGTTTAATCTACCTGATTTCATAAGTTTATGAAATTTTTTAAAATAACTTTTTATTAAATTCATATTATTATTTATACACGTTAGGCAAACTATTTGTATAAATAACAGTGATTCGCCATGTATATGGGAATCAATTTTAACCTTGCTAACTTTATAGGAGGAAACAAAATGGTAGTAAGAAATAACTTGAACGTACCTCGTTCACTATTCGTAGGATTTGACACACTATTTGAGGATCTGGAAAGGATCCATTCAAGTGCTAAATCTAATAATAATAATTATCCACCACACAATGTGGTCAAGATAGATGAGGAAAAATTCCTGATTGAATTGGCTGTGGCTGGGTTCTCAGAAGAAGATATTAATATCGAACTTAAGGATGGTATTCTTAAAATCTCTGGGGAAGTGGATAAGGACGAGCGTGAGTATGCATTTAAAGGCATTTCTAGCCGCAGGTTCGAGAAGAGCTTCCGACTCTCTGAATTTGTAGTTATAGACGGTGCTGATCTGAAGGATGGAATACTAGTGGTATATGCCAGAGTAGAACTTCCAGAAGAAAAGCGTCCTAGGAAGATCGAATTAGGGTCTGCTGGGGCATCAAAGAAGAAAGAATATCTGAAAGGATAGACTGGCGAGCAGCGACACTCAGTAGATAAGTATTAAACTATTTACTGGAGAACAACATGAAACATATAATTCACTTTGCTGAAAAATATGATGACGTTGCCGAGACCTTAACCGTTTTGATAATTGGAATGACATGTATAGGCCTAGCGCCATTGACTGTCATGTTATCATTATAGTTGAGTCTCAAACTGAAAATCATGCGGGGGTAAGAAATTACCCCCAACCTTTTGAAAATAATGGTTTACATTTGAAGTAAACTATGGTATAATAGATACATCATGCAATATTACACAAACGTTTCCCGCTATGGCAATATGATTCTCTTACGAGGATATGATCATGGCAGAAGAATTGAAAAGAAAGTTAAATACGAACCAATTCTTTTTACATCTACAAATCTTCCAACTAAATGGAAAGCTCTCGACGGAACTCCCGTCGGCGTAGCTAATGCTGGTAAAAGATTCGAATCTATGAGATCTGCTAACGAATATGTTACTGCCAATAAAAGTGTATCAGGTAAAACAATTTACGGAAACACAAAATACATTCCAGCTTTTATCAATGATTACTATCCTGGTAATATAGAATTTAATCGAAGTACAATTAATGTTGCAACAATCGATATTGAGGTTGCATCTGACGATGGATTTCCAGAGCCAGAAAAAGCCGATCATAAAGTTATTTCAATTGCAATGAAAAGTAATATTGGAGAAACATATTACGTTTGGGGTCTTGGCGATTATGATGTAGAGCAATCTTATATGAAAGATAATCTTGTTATATATCGTAAGTTTGACCGTGAAGATGATTTGCTTATTAACTTTATTACTCATTGGTCTTCACAGCAACATAGTCCAGACGTTGTCACTGGTTGGAATACAAGGTTCTTTGATATTCCATATCTTGTCAATCGTATTAATCGTATGCTTGGCGAATCATATGTTAAAAGACTTAGTCCTTGGGGTATGGTTGACAGACAAGAAATAACTAAGATGGGTAGAACTCAAACTGCTTATGAGCTTAAAGGTATATCACAATTAGATTACCTGGATCTATTTAAAAAGTTTGGTTACTCTTATGGTCCACAGGAATCGTATAAACTCGATCATATTGCTCATGTTGTACTTGGTGAAAAGAAACTCTCATACGAAGAGTATTCTAATCTTCACACGCTTTACAAACACAATCATCAAAAGTTTATTGATTATAATATTAAAGATGTTGAGTTGGTTGATCGTATTGAAGACAAGCTTGGCTTGATTACACTATGTATGACAATGGCATATAAAGGTGGTGTAAACTATAATGACACGTTTGGCACTACAATGATATGGGATACAATCATATATCGTAGACTATATGCAAACAATATTGTTGTTCCCTTTGTAGAAAACAAAGTTAAATCCGCATATCCTGGTGGTTATGTAAAAGATCCATATGTTGGTATACATGATAACGTAGTATCCTTTGATCTTAATTCACTATATCCATCAATCATTATGCAATACAATATGTCACCTGAAACGATTGCCAATGGAGAGATTACTCAGTTTGATATTGAAAATGTTCTTATTAAAGCAATGAAACCAGATAATCGTAATAAAGCTTTATCTGCAAATGGCCAATACTTCAAAACTGATAAGCTAGGAATTGTTCCATTTATCATCGATGAAATGTATAAAGAACGTGTAGGCATTAAACAAGAAATGATTAATGCTCAAAAGGAATTACAGAAGATTGACAAAGGCGATAAGCAAGAAATGTATCGTATCGAAAGAGATATCGCGATTGCTGAAAACAAACAGATGTCAATTAAAATTCTTCTTAACTCTCTTTATGGTGCAATGGGTAATCAATACTTTAGATTCTTTGATCAAAGAATAGCAGAAGCAATTACTCTTACTGGTCAACTTACAATACGATGGGCAGAGGTTGCTTTAAATCAATATTTAAATAAAGCTTTACAAAATAAAACACTTAAGGATTATATTATTGCAATTGATACTGATTCGTTATATGTAAGTCTTGATGATGTTGTACAAAAGTTTAAACCAAATAATCCAATTGATTTTATGGATAAGCTAAGTAAAGAAGCTCTTGAACCAGCTCTTGAATCGGCTTATGCTGAGTTATATGAAATGCTTGGTGGTATAGAAAATCGTATGGTTATGAAACGTGAAGCAATTGCTGATCGTGCTCTTTGGACTGCAAAGAAACGATACATAATGAATGTACATGATAACGAAGGTGTAAGATATTCTGAGCCTAAGATGAAGATCATGGGTATTGAAGCAATTAAATCTTCTACACCAGCACCTTGCCGTGACGCTCTGAAAAAAATCTTTAATGTAATTATGAAAGAAAACGAAGCGTCTGTTCAGCAAGCAATCGAACAATTTAAAAACTATTTTAAAACTCTTGATCCGGATCAAATTGCATTTCCGCGTGGAGTAACTCAAGTTAAGAAATGGCAAGATAGAAATAACCTTTATAAAAAAGGTACACCAATTCATGTTCGTGGTTCAATACTTTATAATAAACTTATTGAAGATATGCAACTGAAAAAGAAATATGAACCAATTCAAAATGGCGAAAAGATTAAATTTTTATATCTTCGTCAACCAAATTCAATACATGAAAATGTAATTGCTTTTCCAGACTACTTACCTGAAGAGTTTGGACTAAGAAAATATATTGATCATGAATTACAATTCCAAAAAACTTTCCTTGATCCAATAGAACCAATATTGGATGCAGTAGGTTGGACATCAAAAGAAGTGGCTAGCTTAGAGGATTTCTTTGCATGAGATCACTAAAAACATTTAATCAATTGGTAGACCATCATGTATTTGAAACAGTACTCGATGTAGGTTCGGGCGACTTTACCTTTGCGCGTATGTTTCAAGAGAAAGGTAAAAAGGTTTATACGACTGATATATTAGAATCTGATTATCAGGGTGATTTTAATACGATTGATTTTGACCGAAACTTTGATTGTATATGGTGTACACATACATTAGAGCATCAACTTAATGTACATCATTTTCTCAGTAAGATCTTTCATCTGTTAGATACAAATGGAGTTCTTGCAATATCAGTTCCACCATTAAAGCATAATATTGTGGGTGGCCATGTTACATTATGGAATGGTGGATTATTACTATATAATTTAATACTTGCTGGGTTTGATTGTAGTGAGGCAAGTGTAAAACAATATGGATATGATATATCTGTTATTGTAAAAAAGAAAGAGGCGAGGTTGCCTATATTAAACTACGATCACGGAGACATTGAAATGTTAGCTGAATTCTTTCCTATGAGAGTAAAACAAGGCTTTCACGGACAATTAGATGAAATTAATTGGAAATAGTGGTTTACAAACAACAAAAACTATGGTATAATAGATACCTATGGAGAAAAATATGAAACTAATAAGATTATCCTCAGGAGAGGAAGTGGTAGGAACAGTAGTTGAGAATGAAGATTCAATTACTATTTCTGAAGGTTATTCGCTTATACCTGC